TCGCTGACCATACCATCTGCAGGTACAGTATATTCATCAGGGTCTACAGAGACTGTCATCATTATCTTAACTCTTATCATCACAGACCTCAATGAGTTTATTCAGATACCACTGTGCTTTCTTGAGGTCTTCTACACCATTCTTGTATCTGTATCTCCATAGATACTTAACTATATTACCCTGTAGGTAATAGTCAAACCCATCTACTAACATAGCTTCTAAGGCATCAATCGTTTCAATACCTGCTTTGTTATAATGAATAGGACTATTAACCATGTCTTCCATTTCGATATTATCAGATTGTGCCATAGCTTGTTTCTCCTTTTCTGCCATATGATTCATATATTCCATGTGTCTCATATCTTTTATATATTCTTTTTGTGCCATTGTCAATGCTTAGTCTCTTCTTTACCAAAAGAAATATGAATTACATTATCATCTATCTCTTTTACTCGACCCCCTTTCTTATCAGGTATGTCAAATACATCTTCTATAGGTAGATGCTTATTGGCTTCTTCTTCTACAGCATCTCTGAATATTTTATTCTGCTCCATCAAAGGCACAGTAGCACATATCTGCCTAGTAAAGTTTAGCATTGCTTCAAAGTCCTCATCATTTAATGGATTCTTTTTGCCTACCATTATACTAAGAGATACATCACCTGTCCAACCCTTGCTATCTACATGAGGTTTTACTTGTATAACAAAGTCTTCGTCTTCTAAATATCTATCATTAATCATTTTATTCTCCTTATCTTTTTACCTGTGAATTTAATTATCTTTGGATGTTTGTTCTTACCTTTTTCTTTTAACCAATCTTCAGGAATTATTCTGTCATAGTATCTGAAACCATACTTGTTACACCATTCTCCATACGTAGACTTAGCACCCTTGCTTAACTTACGTCTACTATTCTCAAAGACAAATCTAATATCTAATTGTGGATGTTGTTTCTTAATAGCTAAATGTTTACGTCTATCTATAGCAAGAAACCTTCCCTTTGTCTCTATGATAATACCATTATTTAATATGAAGTCAGGGGTATAGGTTCGATAGGCTAGGTCTTCCCATTCAATCTTAAGACATTCGTAACCATATTTATGTTTACGTTCTGTAAGATAAACAGATACCTTATGCTCTAATCCACTCCTATACCCATGCTTTAAGGCTGCACGATATGCCTTATGAGGAGACACTTAGAAGTTTCGCCACGTGATTCCTGTAAAAGGACTATAAGAAGTCTGATAACCTAAGTTCTTTAACTCCTCTTTCACAGCTTCTTCAGCTACCTTCCTAGCTTCCATAGCATCACGCAAACCTGCTGTACGCATCTCACGATACTGCTTCTTTGCTTCTGCTAGTTGCTTCTCCATCTCTTCTATATCAGATTTTAACTCATCTAATGATTTACTCATGCTATTTTCTCCTTTCCTAGCTTAATATATTGAACCATCTTAGGTTCTTTTGCTAATGACTTCTGTGCAGGTAACTCTTGTAGAGTATCCCAACAACTATATCTGAAGTCACAAAAGGTGCAGTTCTTATTTAAAATAAGATTACCTGTAGCTTTACCTCTAAAGGTTTCTTCTTCAGGCTCAAAGCACCTTACTAACTCTTTAGCATTGGCTTGTTTAACAGTCTTCTCTATGTTACCTAAGACATTAGTGGTGTCTGCATTTCCTGCTGATACGTATTTGAACTGTCCATTAGACTTATTCACTACCCACCAACCACCTATGTTTTTACCACTAGCTTTCGCATATCCAACGAGTTGACCTACATAACCAAAGCTATCACCATTAGCCACTGATTCAAATGAAGCAAACTTATTCCTGTATGACCAATCCGATGCAGACTTTATATCGTCAACACAATCATCAAGCACTAGGTCATACGTTCCTTTTACATTGACACCATTCTTTAGTTTCAATGTAACTTCTTCACTGTCTTGGTATTCAATCTTAGCTTCCTTCAATAAACCTTTGAAGATAGCTTCGACTATATCACCAATCATCATTGTCATCAAGAAACTATTACCTTTCGGTAAAGCTTTCTCAGGATGGTTCTTATCAAACCAAAGCTGACAAGAAGGCTTACCTATGTTAGACATACGTAATTTAAAATCCTTCCTATCATTCTTTGTTCCGAACTGACGAACCATAGCTTCCTTTATATCGGATGCTACACCTTCAATAGTCTCTATTGACATCTGCTTCTTAGATGCAAGAATATCTTCTAGCAACTTATGTATCGCCAATTCAGCACGGTGATTCATTAGTTAGCATCCACATCAATAAAGTCTTCGACTATATCTTTCATGTCTGCATCTGCATTACCACCTACGTTGGCATCCCACTCACTAACTATATACTGATTATAGTTCTGTATCCATGACATGAAATCACCAAAGATAACTTGGTCTTCATCAGACAAGTCAATCTTATTGGCTACATCTAATGTAGACACAGGTAAGTAGAACACATTACCATTAGGTAACTTACGTTCTTCAGTCTCTAGTGCTATGCTATGCTGAACAGGAAGTCTCTTCAACTGTGCCAACTTAGTAAAAGGTTGACCAACAGTTTTAAAGGCATCTCTATTATCTATCTCCCATATAAATGGGGTAGTTTCAAAAGATATCTTCTCACCCTTATCATTGCATGGCTCTAGTAAATCAACTAGACCAAAGATAACACGCACTCTTTTAATCTGCTTGATTAAGTCCTGCGTTTCTGTAGGTAGAGATTTAAAGTCTTGAATATATCCTGCAGGTTTACCACAGTTGAACCCACCTTGATTATCTTTTAAATCTAGGTTAAGTGAATCTGCCATAACAGTCTTATGATAGATGCCCATAGGCTCACCCATCTTTGCGTTCATATTCTTAACGAACCTCTTGTACATATACCTTTGCATGAAAGGTCTTATCTTGGCAGTCTTACTGTAGTAAGTATCACCATCAGGTATCTCAAGCTTATAAGTACCACCTTCAACTACTTCTACGTTTACATTCTTGCCATTCATCTTGGTCTCACCCATGATTGCTGAATGGTTTATTCTGAAACGTGGTAGCTGTTGAGTCTTCTTAGTATCTGAAGACTTAGTACCTTCACCTGCTATACCCATTGCTTTAGCCATAGCTTCGTAGTTACTCGTATCAATCGTTACTAAATTATTATCCATATGTATTGCTCCTTTCTGTGAGTCAAATGTTTCATAGTTATATCAGCTAACGTCTTTCGTGTCAAGCCAATTATCACCTATTTTTGCTTCAAGTAATAATGGTACATTGAACTCGATGTTAAACTGTTTCTCAACAATAGATTGGAGACTACTGTTGAGAAGTTTGATGAGGTATAACACTTGTGTTATCTCATCAGGGTGTATATCAACCACCACAGAATCGTGTACTGAATTAACAATACATGATTTGTAGTTGGCTAATAAGTTCTCCATCTGTATAAGTACGATGGGAACTATGTCGGCAGTAGCAAAGCTTTGTACAGGATAGTTCTTTATCTGTGTAAAAAAGCTTACTGTGCCATTCATTCTTCGTTGTACATCAGGAAAAGAAAACTCTCTGCCTGATGGTGTAGAAATCTTACCTGTCTCTAAAGCTTCTTTAGCCAATCTGGAGTGCCAAGCTTTGATTCCTGTGTACTTCTTGGTAAAGTGTTCATAGTATTCTGCTTCTGCTTTACTTCTGCCGAAGCCTGTTGCTCCGTAGAGTGGTGCGAATGTATGTGCTTTCGCATCCTGCCTAGAAGTCGGTTGACCTGCATCAGTAATAACCTTAGACGTATACGAGTGAACATCGAACCCTGTAGAAACTTCATCCATTGCCACCTTATCTTGTGATAAATATGCCGCAGCTCGAAACTCTAGCTGTGCAAAGTCAGCTTCAAGTATCTTGCCACCCTTCCAACGTGATACGAATACCTTCTTAACAGGGAACGTACCACCTCTAGGCATATTCTGCATATTAGGGTCAGCACCACTAAACCTACCTGTCGCTGTCCTGTGCTGTAATAACCTCACATGAAGCTTACCATCGGTCTTAACGTGTGCCTTGATACCCTCTACAAAAGAACTTAGGTATGAATCCAAAGCTGATAAACGTTTAACATCTGTCAAAAAGTTGACAGCAGATTCCATATTGGTACGTTTAGCCATGCTCTGTAACATATCTAGGTTCGTCTTTGAAACACCAAATCCATTAGCAGATATCCACTTAGAACTTGGTGCTTTAAACTTTAATCCTGCTACTACCTTAGTGGACTCAAAAATATAACCACTAGCAGAACAATGTACGCACTTATGTGCATTAGTGTAAAGAAGTCCATTCTTTCTTACCTTTCTTATCTGTCCTGTACCATTACATACCCTACAAGATACAGCTTTTGTTTTAAATACTATGCTTGAGTTCTTGGATACAACATCATTGAAGTGTGCCTTGTCCATATAAGGAGTAAAGGCATTTGTCCACAGGGTTTTATCGTGTGGCTTTCTGCTATATATAACCCAAGACATTTGCTCTGGACTATTGAGATTAATAGGTGTGTCACCCATCAAATCCCTTATCTGTACCTGTAGTCGCTTCTCTATCTCAAGCTTCTCTGTCTCGAACTGAAGCTTAACTTCATCTAACTTCTCTATATCTACAGCAAATCCTGTGTTGTATATATGAGCAAGAGTAACACAGACTCTATTAGTAAGCACAACGCACTCCATCAATGCTGAATCTTTAGTCATTAATCTCTTTGTTAGCTTCTCTGCTAATTGCTGTGTAGCATGTAGGTCTGCTGACAGGTAAGAAGATAACTCTTCAGATGGTATCTCATCAACACCCACACCTTGCTTGAAGTATTCTTTCAAGGTATCCTGCTTCTTAGTATCTA